CGGTGAGCCAATTAAAGCGGTGCAGGTGCATCCCTGTTTCACGATTGACCACCTCGGGCGTAAGAGCCTTGACTTGAGGATGCCCACAGTTGATAAACATGAAAGATGACCAGTTCTTTCGTGGATAGAGATGCTGCGCTTTGTTGTCCATCTTGACGGTTTCCGTCGGCCTGTAGTCGTGCTTTACAAGAAAGCAGGCTTTTGCCCCGTCGGCGTAGTCCAGCAGTCCCGCAATGTCCCCCCGGAAAAGAAAATCGCAGTCCACAAATACCGCCCAACCGTCGTAACCGGCGAGGTATGGGGTCAGAAAGCGGGTAAACGAAAACTCCGTAGACGACAGCGGATCAGCCTCTCGCCAATAAAGGCCACGACTCCGAAGTTCTGACTGCACGATGGGCTGGATGTCCACCTCAACGCTAGAGTGCTTGAGGATGCTTTTGCGGCACACCTGATACGCGATGTCCTCGCGGCTGTCCCAGCCGATAAATACCTTCATAGCCGTTCCTCAAAGTCTATGTACCGCCAACCTAGGTATTCGGGCGTCACGGCGTATACGTCGTAGTCATACCCACGCTCCCGATCCACTATCTTTTGCACACGCCAATCGGGGAACGTCGTCTTAACGTCCACCAACGCCGCTACGGTCATACTGGCGTTGACGATGTAGTAATAGTCAGGGCGAGGATCGGCGGCATCAAATGATTTTTTGGCGCAAATAGCGGCAGTTTCAAACGGCCACGCCTGATATCCAAAATCGTGCTTGATGTGCTTTACCTCTATCCGCTTGCCCGAGGCGTATATATCGCCCTTGTCGGCATACTCTGCCCGGTCGGCAAAGTCCTTTGCCATGCGACGTTTGGGCAGCGTCACCGTATGCCCGATGTTGAGGAGGTAAGTCGCCACGACAATCTCTGCCGGGCGACTCGCCCTAAACCTCGCCTCAAAGTCAGAATGGGGTGTCAAGGTCATCCCAGTTTTTCTCTGTTATCTCGGGCTTTTTCGTGGCTTGGTGCTGCGGTTCGCCTTGCCGCGACAACTTGCCCTCGCCCTTGGGTTCAATCTTAATGCTCATGTACTTGTCGCCTGTCTTTTGCGAGGATTTAATCCACGCCGACAAGTTGTAATCCACGTTATTAATCACCGCCGAGCCACGGTAGTCAGGCCGCTTTTCATTCCCAGATTTGTCATTACGGAATAAAACGCCTTTCATGTTCGGATCGTATTGGGTCACAGCTTCAACTCCTTCAGCTTGGTTACTTTCTCGTCTAATTCTGCGAGGAACTTGCGTACCTCGTCCTCCAACTCGGCAATGCGTTTATCGTCACGCGGAACCCGCACAATTAACATTTGCAGATGCTCGGGTAAGCGCGGGTCGTAACTCACAAAGTCGCACCATTTCGTCATCGTGCAGGCCATCTGCCATTGCATCTGCGTCACATACTTCTCGGGCGGCTTACCGGCTAACAGGTACTCCAGATGGGTTGCGGTGTTAGGACACTTAAACTCCACGCAGCCCTCACCTACCAAACCATCTGGAGACGCCCCTGACATGGCTACCGTCGGGTGGTCTATGAAGCCCACCTCCTCCACCAACTCGCCTGTGCGGGCGCTGTAGGCGGCTCTAGCCAGCGGCTCTTGCTCTACGCCCCACTCCATTGCGGCGTTGCTGAACCCTGCTGCCTTTTGGCCGGTCAGCCGTTCCACGATCAGGTCAGCCATATAGTTGTCGCGGGAGGCGCTATAGCCGCTCTTGGTCTTGGCGACCACATCAGCCACGCGAGAAGCGGTAACTTTGCCTAACCGTGCTGCAAACCAATCGTCCGTGCGCTGTTCCATTAAGCGTTCCTCGCGCGAATTGCATTGGCGCAGTAGATCGGGCCAGCGTCAGGCAACAACGCAGCGGCTTCACACAATTTCGCACATTCATCAGATTCCATTGCGAGAAGCATTGCGGCAAAAATGTAAAGCGATTCAGACGTTGCGGATTCTATTTGTTCGGTAACCTCGTCTCCGTCAATAAAATCTACAAGGTAAAATCCACACCGTTCGGCCAACTTAAGAATTTCTTCGTTTGTCATGCTGCCTCCGGGCCGGTCAGTTCTTTCTTGCGGGCGGTAAACTGGTCAATGTGCGTCATGCGCTGCTCTTTAGTCAGGCGCTTGAACAACTTGGTCAGCTCTTCCACCGACACCGCCCCGTTAATCAGCGCGACCAGATCGGGGTCAACCTGCGGCGGTGACCCTTCAGGCAAGTCCTCGCCGCTGAAGATGTACAACCCAAGCCCGTGCAGCGCGATGCACTTGGTCAGGCAACGCATGATGGCCGTGTTGACCGCGAACGAGTCGGGATCAACAACGCTGCGGTTACGGTTGTCCATGACGGGGAGCAAGCAAGTCTTGGTGTCGCCCTTAATCTCCACGCTGACCTTAACCATTGCCGTGTTGTTTTTGAGGTAGCACACCGGCATGCCGCCCTCGTACTCATGCACGGTGTAGCGGGCAGCAGGGTCAATCTTGAGGACTTCAGCCCACGCCCACGCCCATGACAGGTACGACAAGTTGCCTTTCTTCTCAACGTGATCGTTGACGTTAATTTTGAGCAGTTCGCTCATTGACCTTCTCCAGTTGTTCGTTAATGACGGCCATCAGTTCGGCCAAAGCCTTATTGCAAGCGTCTATGCGTTCTTGTTCTTCCAGTTCTTGCATCAGTTGGTCTTGGTGATGCCACCAAGTCATATCGTCATCGTGCATGTCTGGCTCGCTCCTCTGCCGGGGTGCAGCCACCATCGCCGCACGGGTCGTTGATAGCGGCAAGTGCAAACAAAATGATTAAGCCGATTAGTTGGGGGATGGGTGAGCGAGTCATACGGCTTCACCCCACGGGCCGTTCATCAGCGCATCTTTACTGGCAATTTCTTCTAGGAGGAACGTATCGTCAGCGGATAGATCGCCCAAATCCAACATAATGTCGTGGCCGAGGCTGCTGGCAAACGTATCGTTGTCTAGGTAGATGCCGACAAGGGATGCTTTCTCAACGTATACGCCGCCGTCCATGTCCTCGTAGTAATCCACGCAGACTTCAAACTTGTTGCCGAGGGCGTAAAACGTGCCGTAAGCGGAATTGATGTATTTGCGAGGCATATCTGTTGCTCCTGTGTTGTGTTTGTCAACGTGGGATATGTTAACCGATGTTATTCCAGCCCGTCAACTACTTTGTTGATAGCGGCAAGCGTGGCTTTGGCGCTGGCCTTAATTGATGGGCAAAGATCGGGGCCAAACTTGTGCGCGTAAAACTCGGCGTCCGACCAAAGCGAGTTTAGGTGCGGGTCGTCGGCGCTGATGTAAACGTGAGTCTTGGTTCCGCGAACATCCTCGGGCGTGGGCAAGCCGCGCTCGTAATGATCCATGTAAAACTTCCAAGGGATGCGGATTAACTGCGACATAACTACCTCTCTGTGGTTAGCGTATGGGCGTATATTAACACAAGTTATAAGCCATGTCAAGCCCCCTTGATAAAATAGTTTACCTGTGTTAATATGCAAACATGGACATCAACACAGCATTAAAGAAGTTTGGTTCCCCAAGCGGCATTGCACGGGCGTTTGGCGTTAAACCACCGGCTGTATCCCGTTGGATACGCAACGGCGCGATCCCGCAGCAGAGGGTGTGGCAATACAAGGCTGGGCTAGTCAAAGCGCCAAAAGGACGTTAGTGGACGCTAAAAACGACAAACCCCCTTTCGGGGGCTTGCGCGGCTGGGGGGCAGCCTATACGCTTCGGGTAGTTGCAGAGCGTGACGATAGGTTAAGCGGGGGATGCTGACCTGTCAATCGTCACGCATGGAGTCATAACCATGTGGAGACATCTATGTTGTTTTATACCCGCCACCTAGGCGATTACGCTCGGGACACCGGCCATCTCACCACTTACGAGCATGGCGTTTATACCCTCTTGCTAGACCGCTTCTATGCCACCGAAAAACCGTTTGGCGAGCGTGAAGCAATGCAGCTTTGCCGTCCTGCCAACGGACGGGAACGGGACAGAATCCGTCGTATCCTAAACGACTTTTTCATTCTTACCGCGTCCGGTTATGTGAACGCTCGGGCGATGAAAGAAATAGAAAAAGTTCAGGAAAAACAGGCAAAAGCAAAACAGAGCGCCCAGCAGAGATGGATGCGAACGCATAGCGAACGCAATGCGAACGGTATGCTAACCAATAACCAATATCCAATAACCAATATCCAGAAGCCAAAAGGTATTGCCAAAGTTAGCGCGGCGGCTGTGTTGAGCGTGGTTGGTCGGAGGACGGAGTGATGGGTGACGAATACAGTTATCCACCGAGCGCCGCGAAGTCGGGCCCGAAGGGACTGCCCGACGAGCGAGTGGCGCGAGCGGTTGAGCGTAGCGCCTCGGGTTGGGATGAAGCTGTGCGTAGCAGCCCGCTGAACCGTCTGCGGTACTATGATGCATTGCTGGCTCGCACCGCGTTTTCTGGCGACGCGGGCGAGCGGGAGAAAATTAAGATTCGCGTTGCGGAGTTGATTCGCGAAATCGGAGCCTCTGACGTACTGACTGATCCGGGCGTGATTGGGTTAGTCAGGGAGTTGTTTGGCGAGAAAGGCGTATTGAGGCTAAAAGACCGTGCGAATTCCACCGCTAAACCGATACAGGGCTAACCGGATATGGTGGCAAATATGGTTAGGCCGATGCGTCAACGAGGCACGAAGTGAGATACAAGGCGAGGCGGGATGCGAACGATGGCCTTATTGGCCGGGCGCTACTCGCAGCCGGGTTCACCGTCCACGATTACGCCTCAAACGGCGGCGTGCCAGATCGTCTCGTCGTACGGAATCTGCCCGACGGAACACCGTGGGTGTGCTGGGTAGAAATCAAAGTAGAAAAAGGAAAGTTACGCCCGAGCCAAGAAAGGTTCCAAGCGATATTTGAGCCACGCGGGGAGTTTTACGTTGCGCGTGATCCCGAGGTTACGGTGCGTGAGTTGATGGAGCGTTATCTAGCCGCCATCAAGCCCGAGCAGCTACGTTAGGCATGAGTGCTTTGCGAGCGCCTTTGTAATGCACGATAGCGGGGTCGGGATGCTGCGGCAAAAACTCGGGCAGACAGGCGTAGTACGACTCGGGCAGGTCTTGTACCTTTACCCGTTTAGCGTATTCCCGCAGAACCTCCTGATCCCCGTACCACACGCAGAACTTGTCGGGCAGGACGTTGTACATTTCGGCAAGGTCAGCCCACACGCCCCAATCCGAGGCGATGGTGCAGCAGCCGACATAGGGATAGACCTGATCCAGCGTCTTACCCGCATACTCGCTGTAGTCCTGACCGCGTTGGCGTGGGTTAAACCCCGCGTCACGGTTAAATTCACGGCGAGTCATGGCTATCGGCCCCCAACTTTTCAGTATGGCAGCCGGGTCAATGGGATGCCGCATGATCATGTCGGTATCCATGTACATCGCTGGTTCCGTCAGCCCCAACTCCGCAAAGGCATTGGTGCGCCATTGCATCAGGTACTGCCGATTGCCTTGCGTCACAAATACCCGCGAGACACCGGGTACGGCTGGCGTCTTGTCGTCTGTGACCTGAATAATGGTCGCATCAGGGTTGTGGGCGCGAATGGAAAAGACCATTGCGGTGGGCATGGCGATGTCGTCGCCAACGTGGAAGAAAACAAACATAGGACAAATATATGCTGAACGTGAACCGAAAACGACTATCCCGTGCGATATGGGACACCCTCTTTGCTGACCTGCCTGACCTGCCGTGGCACGTTATTGAGGACTTGGAGAAGTTAGACCCCGCCCGACGTACTGGCAGCACCAACCACGCCTCGCTAATCGCATTGTGGGCGGTTATACGGCACTTCCGACCCAAGGTTGTAGCCGAGATCGGCACCTACATTGGCAAGTCCACGTTCGTGTTGGCGAGAGAGGGCGCAGACGTACACACCTGCGACATGACGCACGACTTCAAGTTGCCGCTGACCACCGCCATCACCCAGTATCACAGCAGCAGCACCGAGATGCTCGCCAAACTAGACGGCAACATTGACTTGCTGCACCTAGACGGTCGGCTACAGCCCGACGACAAGCCGCACCTTGAGCGCCTATTTACGCCCGACACCGTCATCACGCTAGATGACTTTGAGGGCATAGAAAAAGGCGTGTGGAACGCCATGCAGATAGACCTATCGCAGCGCATCCTCGTATACCCGCCCGAACGAGAGTTGACAGAGCGTTATGCGGTGGGAGATGCTACGACTGCAATCATCCTGCCCAACTTGAGGCTGACGCCGCAATGAGCCACAAAGACGCCGCCGAATTTGTAGGCGTATTGCTGCATAGCAGTACCGCTACGCATTTTCTGCATTTGCAGACGGCGAGCTACGCCGCCCATAAGGCACTCGGCCATTACTACCAGAACATCGTGGACTTGGCCGACAAGTACGCAGAGGCATATCAGGGCCACTACGGCATCATGCCCCTCGCTGACTACCCCGAGGGGTTTAAGGTACAGAAGGACGCCGCTGTATACGCCAACAGCCTGCTGACGTTCGTGAAGGGCATCCGAAAAGACCTGCCAAAAGACACCGACTTGCAGAATATTATTGACGAGATCGTGGGCGAGATCGCTTCCCTTCTGTACAAGCTGGAGCGTTTCAAATGAACCGTAAGCCGGGACTCTACGCCAACATTCTGGCAAAGCAGGAGCGCATCAAGGCCGGTTCGGGCGAGCGTATGCGTAAACCCGGCGAACCCGGCGCACCGACCGCCAAGGCGTTTCGTGAAAGCGCCAAGACGGCCAAGAAAGAAAACAAATGACAGCCGCGTGGACACGCAGCGAAGGCAAGAACCCCAAGGGCGGGCTGAACGCCAAGGGTCGCGCCTCGTATAAAGCCGAGACAGGCGGGACGCTGAAGCCGCCGGTCAAGTCGGGCGACAACCCACGCCGAGCCTCTTTCCTCGCCCGTATGGGCAATATGCCGGGGCCGATGGCAAAGGACGGCGAACCGACACGCCTAGCCCTCGCACTCAAGGCATGGGGAGCCTCTAGCAAGGAGGACGCCCGAGCCAAGGCCAAAGCCATTAGCGCGAGAAACAAATAGTGGCCGCTGACCGTCAACGCTTAGCCGCAGCCCTTGCCTACGAGGAAGAACGCCGACGACGCATGATGGAATCCGTCCCCACGACGGACAATCTGCCGCCTGTCCAGCCGACCCGCCGCAGCCTACGCACCGACCTTGAAAACCTGTCATCGGGTATCGGTCAGGGCGTGGTCAATCAGTTAGAAGGCGTCAAAGCACTTGTCACCGACCCCGTAGGCACAGCCAGAGCCGCTTACGAGGGCGTTAAGGGCGTTGTGCGCGACCCATCCGTACTTGCCGACGCATTGCGTTATACCGCCCAGAAAGCCACTAGCGGCCCGTTAGGCGCGGGTGAGGTCATTGGCGAAATGGTTAGCCCGATGCGCGGCAAACCGCCTGTCATGCAGGAAATTGACGTTTACCACGGTAGCCCGCACCGCTTTGAGGAGTTTGACGCGAGTAAAATCGGCACGGGTGAGGGCGCACAGGCGTATGGGCATGGCATTTACCTTGCCGAAAGCCCTGCCGTTGCTAAGTCTTATGTCTCAGCGGGTGGCTCTCGCACGACCAAACCAGACGTTTACGCCGCTGACATTGTGGGAATGATGGGTGGAGAGCAAAAGGCACTTGCCCACTTAAAAAGCATCATGCCGAAAAAGGGCGAAACTACATTCAGCGGCGAATCTCCAGAACTAATTGAGCAAGCAATTAAGAATATAGAATCTGGCGCATACAAGGCACAACAAGGCGGCTTGTACACCGCCGACCTACCCGACGAAATGGTAGATCGGATGCTGGACTACGATATGCCAATCAACCAGCAAAACCCGTATGTGTTGGCTGCATTGGATCGGGCTGGAATCAACACTCAATCTGCCGCGTTAGCAGGCCCAATGGCGCAAGGCCAAGAAAAGCATTTGACGCAATTTGGTATCCCCGGCATCAAGTATATGGATGAGGGCAGCCGAGGGTATGTGGTTGACTTGTTCCATAAGGGCAAGCCGTATGCAGAACATTCTGGCGTCAAACATCAAACTCTACAGTCAGCGCAAGAGCGTATTGCGGAGGCCGAAGCACAAGGTTTTGAGCCGAGGTTAGGCACTCGCGGCACCCGTAACTTCGTCGTGTTCCCCGGCGAAGAAAAGAAAGTCAAGATTTTGAGACGCGAATAGTATCTTTCTAAATGTTGTGTTAAAACAACGACATGGCAGCACGGAAAATACATACGACCTTACGAGACGAGTGGAAGTTACGCATCAAAGCCACACACCTTGTCTCGCGGCTCCACGAACACGCTATGGGCGAGGCCGAGATGTCGCCTACGCAGATCAAAGCAGCCGAAATACTGCTCAAGAAGGTAGCGCCTGACTTGGCGCGACAAGAGGTTACAGGCGAGAACAACGGCCCGGTCAAGGTACAGATCGGATGGATGGCTCCCGAATAATCCTGCCTTACCGCCCACGCAAGGCGTTCATGCCGTTCCATGAGCGCACGAAACGCTGGGCTTGCCTCGTCGCACACCGCCGCGCAGGTAAGACGGTAGCCGCGGTCAACGACATGATCCGCGCTGCTGCGATGTACCAGCAGCCTTACGGGTTGTTTGGCTACGTCGCCCCCTACCGCAGTCAGGCAAAGGCCGTGGCATGGCAGTACTTCAAGGACGGCGCACACCCGATCATCCAAAGCATCAACGAGCAGGAACTGACCATCACGCTAATCAACGGCAGTCAGATACGCCTGTTCGGTGCTGACAACGCCGACGCCATGCGCGGTTTAGGCTTTTCGGGGCTGTACCTTGACGAGTACGGTGACTTTAAGCCGAGCGTATTTGGGAACGTATTGAGAGCGTCCCTGTCAGACAAGCAGGGTTGGTGCGTTTTCGGCGGTACACCGAAAGGCAAAAACCAGTTCTGGGAAATTTACGATACCGCCACTCGTCTCCCTAGCGAGTGGTTCCTGTTGCGCCTTCCCGCCTCAACCAGCGGGCTTCTCCCTGCGACAGAGCTGGCCGCAGCAAAGGCGCAGTTAGCCGAGGATCAGTACCTGCAGGAGTACGAGTGCAGCTTTGAGGCTGCGATCCTCGGTGCTTTTTACGGCAAGGAGATGCGCGAGGCGCAAGACCAAGGCCGTATCACCAACGTGCCGTACGACCCGAACCTGCCAACGTATACCGCATGGGACTTGGGCTACCGCGACGACACGGCCATCTGGTTCTATCAGGTCGCCCGTGGGGAACTGCGCGTCATAGACTTCTACGCCGTCTCGGGCGAGGACATCCACACGATTGCCGATGTGGTACGAAATAAGCCGTATCGCTATGCCAAGCACTACCTACCGCATGACGCTCGGGCCAAGAGCCTACAGACCGGCAAGAGCATCATTGAGCAACTGGCGGCGCAACTGGATATCGCCAAACTTGCTGTTGTCCCCGACATCGGTGTGCAGTCAGGCATACAGGCTGTTCGCATGATGCTGCCGCATGTGTGGTTTGACGCGACCAAGTGCAGCGATGGCATTGAGGCGCTGCGCCAGTATCAACGCGAATACGACGAGGACAAGAAAGCCTATCGTCAGTCACCGCGCCACGATTGGACATCACACCCTAGTGACGCTTTCCGTATGGTTGCGGTATCATGGTCTGAAGTCGCTGACAAGCCCCCAGCGCCAGAGGTCAAGCCGCTGATGGTGGGGCCAGAGAACACAGTCACGCTAAACGATATGTGGGCGGTTCACGACCGCACGACGACAAGGAGAGCAAGGATATGAGCATTGTCAGCCCGAATCGTTACCCCTACGAAACAGTTGCCGCCTCGCAGACCGCACAGGTACTCGGTGGCACAGGTGCCGTGGGTGACTACCTCCATCGCATTGTGGTGACGGTCACGACGACCGGCACTAGCACGTTAAGCGTCATTGACGGCAGTACGACCGTCCTGACGATGGCTGCGAACACTCCGGTGGGCGTCTATAGCCTTGAGATTAACGCCGCTGCGGCTACCGGCCCGTGGAAGATCACGACCGGCGCAGGCGCGACCGTTATGGCTGTCGGATTCTTCACGGCCTAATCATGGAAGGCATACTGCAACCGGAACTGGAAAAGTACCTCCGCACCATCGCGCAGTATGACGCCGAGTTCGCTAAATGGACGGCGCGAACCAAGAAGATCGTCAAACGCTATCGTGACGATAG